CTTAACGTTTAGAATTTTAAATTTTAGAAAATTCAAAACCAATGCTTAACAATTAGTATAAATACTTATAGAAATTTATTACTTATTATTCAGAATTTTAGTAAAATAAAGTTATTATAAAAAAGAACTATTCTCTCATCTTTTATTCCGAACCCTAAGTTACGGCAAGGTAACAGTTGGTAGCAGCGAATTTTTCCGAATCCACCGCATGAGCAAAGAAATCAACTTGGAAGTTGGTAATCCAAAGAATATAATAAATAACCCTAGACGAGAGAACAGCAAAACTAGTAGCAGGACATCATCTGAATCAAAAGTACCAAGCAAAAGCGAACTTAAGGAAATAGAAGAAGAAGCTCGTGAGTTTCAAGAAGAGCTCGAAAGACAAGAATTTGCTTCAGTTATATCAGAAAAGTTAAATAAATTAGAATTTACGGACGACGAAGACGATAATAATCCACACGAAACCGCAATAATAGAGAGCGACTCTGAAAAGAACGAACCTGAGGAAACCAAGAGCGAACCAAGGGAAACCAAGAACGAACCGAACATAAATAACAACGACGACAACGATAATAACGACGACGAATTCAATAGATTAAACAGACAAACAAAAATGTTAGTAACAGAACTAAAGAGTGAAGCTAATAGATATGTTAAAGCTAACAGAGAGGAAAGGAAAGAAATATATAATAACATATCCTCAGGTCAGTTAGAACTTTTTATCAATTTCTGTCTGGCCGATTCAGATTTAAACGATGAGGCGTTGAAAAAAGCACTTGAAGAAGCTTTAAAATCGGAAGATCGCTCAGGTGCATCCAGGAGTATTGGATTCAAGAGCAAGGACGTTCCGAAATTCACAGGTGACCAAGAGGTGTTGGATCTTGGTCTGTGGATCTTCAAGATCAATCAAAATCAAAAGGCATCTTATCTGAATGACGGTGAAACAGCAATAGCAATCTCTGACTGTCTTCTCAGTACTCCAGCGTTCATGTATCAAGCCTACATTGAAAATTGTGAGAAAACGAAAAAACGAGCGTCGTGGATTGAAATTCAAGAATTATTCCGTGGCGTATGGAATAATAAGCATCAGCAACTCGAACTGAGACATAAACTACTAACCCTAAAGGTAAAGAATCGAAACATAAACGAATATACGAACAAATTCAGCGAACTTACCACAAGAATCAGTGATATCACTGAAAGCGAAAAAATAAGTAAGTTCATCGAAGGTCTTGACGAACCACATAAATCAAAGATATTCAGCGAGTCACCGGAAACAATAGTCAAGACTATGCAGTTAGCCATAACTTATTACAACTTAGACCCAAAGCATACATCTATCTTATACGCCAAACAAATCAACTCATCAAGAGGAAACAATCAATCTGCTTCAAATTATAAACGGTTTCAAAATAACAATCGTAGTCGACAGGACCAATTTCATAATCAAGGACAAAGAAACGCATCCCAGAACAGTTATTTTAATCAACAGAACCGTTCAAATCAACCTCCCGCATACGGATCAATTAACAGGCAACAACAGCCAAAAATGATACAAAACAAACTAAACCAAGTAGAACGACTCTGTTTCATCTGTAAAAGACCTGGCCACCTGAAAGCTTCATGCCCAATGATCAAGCGCAGCAACGCATTAACTGAGGACCATAAAGAAGGTATTTATCCTGAATTAAAGAATTTAGAAGCAACAGAATACGTTCCGCCAAGACATAAACAAATTCTAGTAGCCTTAACTAATCAATCAGGTTTAATGGGTACCACAGCTGAAATAGAGAATAAGCAGATAGAATGTTTCTTTGACACCGGCGCGGAAGTATCAATCATGAACACAGTCACAGCAAATGAACTCGAAATAAAAACTTATCCAAGCGATGTTAAGATAAAAGTTGCTAATAATGAAGTCATCGACTGTTTTGGAGAAACTGGAAAACTAAAAGTAAGGGTAGGCGACTCTGTTTGTGATTTAAAATTTGTAATAATGGAGCATGATGACCATCCAGTACTCCTTGGTTTAGACTGGTTTGGACATACTGGAGCAAGCCTTAACCCAGCTGCAAATGCGCTCACATTCCCAAGACATGTTTTAATGCTAAACACAAAGACAAAGATAGCAGAATCATTGAGCGTAGTTGATGATGACCCAGAAGGGAGGCTCTCCAACCTCATGCACCAGGACGATAATCTCGATGAGATCGGTATTGACCCACATCAAAAACAAGCTGAAGAAGAAATCATAAACCAGATTAAACCAGAAATAGAGCTAGAACCCGAATTACAAGAACAATTCAACTCACTCATCCCGATAATAGCCGAGCGCTGTTCTACTGGAAGCAGTGACTTAGGACAATTCAATGGCAAAGAAATGGTCATAGAACTAGAGAGTCAAATTCCAGTCTCAAGACCAGTACACCGTAGGTCACAAGCTGAAATGGATACACTTGAAGAACATGTAAATCAACTGTACGTAGATGGCGTAATTGAGCCAAGCAACAGCTCTTACAACAATCCAGTAATGATGATCAAAAAGAAGACTGGATCGTATCGTCTAATCAACGACTATAGACTATTAAATGCAATCATGATTTCATTTATATTTCCCTTCGCTTTAGTGGCTCATATCCTCGACACTTTAGCCGACTATCATTTTTACAGTAGTACAGATATGTCAAGTGGATTTTGGCAGTGTCCTCTAGAATACAACTCTAGAAAATATACCGCTTTCAGTACACAAAAAGGTCATTGGCAATATAAAGTGTGCCCTCAAGGAGTGAAAACAGGTCCAGCCTGGTTTTCACTATGTGTTAGTTTAGCTATGCGCGAATGCCGAGGCTTTGCACTAAACTATTTCGACGATATAGTTATTTACAGCAAAACAATTACGGATCATCTTAGACATATAAGGTTAGTGATGAATGCTTTAAAGAAGTATGGGTTTAAACTAAGCGCTAAAAAATCGAATTGGTGCGCTAAAGAAATAAATTTACTTGGGTATGTCGTATCAGGTACTCATGTTAAAATAAATCCAGATAAAATTATTACAATAAAAAACCGGCCAGAGCCATCCAACGCAAAGCAGGTCCAGCAATGCCTTGGGTTGTTCAATTTCTATAGGAGATTTATTCCAAATTTCGCAGCCATGAGCAAACCGCTTTATAAGTTAATAGAAAAGGGCGCGAAATTTATATGGACAGAAGAGTGTAAGGGAAATTATCAGCACTTTATCCAATGTCTAATTTCTGAACCAGCAATGGCACAGCCAATTATTGGTCAACCATTTATTGTTTACTCCGATGGATCAAAATACGCAATCGGAGGGGTCTTAGCCCAGAAAATAAGAGGCATTGAACATATAATTGAATATGCCAGCCGTTTATTAAAAGGTCCCGAACTAAACTATGGCATATCGGACATTGAATGCCTCGCCGCAGTTTTTCTTATTAGAAAGTGGCACCACTATCTCTACGGAGTCCCATTCACACTCTACACCGACCATAAAGCTCTAATCCAATTGATGGGAATAAGAGACTACATCGGTCGTTTAGGTAGACAAGCTATGTTGCTTCAAGAGTACACGTTCTCCATTGTTTATTTACCAGGAGAAGATAACGCAGCAGCCGATATAACTAGTCGCCCAACTCTCCAAGAAAAGGAACAAAGTACTCGTTTTGCATTAGCAGTGCAAACAAGAGCCTCAGCTGACAGAGAAGCTGATACAGTTTTAGAATATCAGTTTAAAACTACAGATATATATGACAACATTCCCTTTCTTGAGTTTCTGAAAACCGGAAAATTATTGCCCGGTCTCACAAGATCCCAAGTAAAACAAATAAAAAACAATGCATCTAACTACAAAATCTACGATGGCATACCAACAGTATACATCAAGAGAAACGACAATTACAAGCAGATCCCGTTCAAAAGCACACGAAAAGACATAATCATGCATGCACATCTTATCGGACATTTCGGAGTGGAATCAACAATCAAACGCATCTGTGAACGATTCTACTGGCCAAAGATGTATCAACAGGTAGCTTCTCACATTAACAAATGCATTATCTGTCAGAGAAATAGCAAAGCTCCAGCGATTGAACACCCAGCAAAAGTCTTACCGATCACAGGTCTATTCGACAGAATAGGAATGGATTTAGTTGGTGGACTTCCTATCTCAAAAGAAGGCTATTCACGAGTATTAGTGATTGTCGAATACTTTTCAAAAATGATCAGAATTTTCCCTTTAAAAACAAAAACGATGGAAGAAGTAGCGGATAAACTTTGGAAATATATCAGCGTATACGGCCCTCCTAAGACAATACTAAGTGATCAAGGTACTGAATTTATGAATCATCTCATAAGTACACTACTTCTTAACACTGGTATTGATCGAAGAATCACCAGCAGCTACAATCCTCGAGTAGACGGGCTATGTGAAAGAGCCAATCAAACCATAATTAACATTTTGAGAAAGTGTAGTGAAGGTAACCCTATCGATTGGCCAAATTGGTTATCTTTCATTGAATATGCATATAACACACGACAACACAGCTCGACAAAATATTCACCGAACGAATTACTTTTTGGTGTCAGAACAAATGAATTTGGTAATTATACAAACGAGGACCTACCAAACAAATGTACCCTTTCAACGCAAGAAGATGAAGAAATAACTCTTAAAAGAGCATCAGAAATAAAAGCATTAATCGAGAGCAAGAGACCCGAAGCCATAAAAAATATAGAAAGAGCTCAAGAGAAGCAAACCAAGATACAAAACGCTCGAAACAACCCCACAACAGAAACTCTCAAACCAGGCACTCCGGTGATGGTCAAATCTGAAGGTATTATTGGAAAACTTGAACCGAGATTCTACGGTCGTTTCTTCATCAAAAAGATGACAGAAGGAGGCAACTATATTTTAAGTAACGCTCTAGGAGAAACTCTTGATAATTCGTTTCCAGTTACAAAACTTAAAATAATTGAAGAAGAAAATGAATTAGCTAGCGTTGAAGTTGAAAAAATATTGAGCAAACGAATCAACTCAACATCAAGCGCAATCGAATATCTGGTTAAGTGGAAAGACTTCGATGAAAGTCACAACGAATGGCTCACAGAAGACAAGTTTGACGACACTAAATGTATCCGACAATACAACGAATCAATTCATCGTCAAGATCAAACGGAAGTAACAAGTCCAGTCGAGAAACCCAAAAGAAGAGGACGGCCGCCTAGACAACTAATGACTCCGTTTATGGCAACTATAATTTTTATAACAATTTTCCTATTACCAGCAATAGCTACAACTATAATTGAAGGTAACTTCCGATATTGTGATAAATCAGAATCAACGATGATCGATCTTGAAAACAATTGCGAAAGTAGAAAGGAATTTCAGAAAGACTTTCCTGAACTTGACAACTATGAGACTGTACCTGAATGTTTCATGGGACATACATATCAATGCCCTGGAGGAGTGAATAGAGATAGTATGTCAGTAATAGAGTCCCAAGCAAAAAGACACAATCTCACGATTACATATAAACAAGTCTTGGAGACTACAAAGGCATATGTTTTAAGCAAAATACGTGAACCTATAGTAGGTAGAGCCATCGAATGTCATGTAACTGAACTTAGAGTAATACTTAGGAGTGACATCTGGTGGAATAAACAACCAGCTATTATCACATCTCAAGCAATTCAAATCACCAAAGAACAATGCCAAGAAATCAAAGAAACTAAATTGTGTTCAGATAGACCTATGATTTGCACTAACGAATACAATTGTGTCACACCAGATCTAGATTACTCAAATGAATACATATGGTTCGACACACGAATAGTAAATTCAAAAAAATGCACAATCGTAGAAAGGCAAATCAAGGGTGAAAACACATCTACAAATCTCTTTACAAACGAGAAAAACAAATGTAAAGTCTACGACGGATTTTGTTTACTACCTGACTCCATTATTATATGGACACCACAATATGTAGTACATGAATGCCCATATGAAATAATCGCCGAAGTAGAACTTTTAAGAATTGACAAAGACGTGATGCAGGCAAGACAACAAGGTATGGCGTTTCAAATCATAAAACAGGAAATAGTATGTAAATCACCTAACATTACTATCTACCACACCAGAGAAGGACTTTATATAACAAAAAAAAGCGAAATGAAAAACTATAAAGTCCAGAAAGGTAACAGTCAAACCATCAACAGCAATCTACTTCTTATAACTGATGAGGATAACTACCATGCGAGTCTTATTAGAATGATAAAGGAACTCACTCAAAGGGATTGCTACAACACGCTTAATATATTAAACATCATTTCTAAAAGTAAAGATGATGAATACTTCAAAATAAAAGATCTAAACGGAAATGAACTAATAGTATACACAGATAACAGCCAAATCTTTTTGCCTCACTGCATTACAATAAATAATATAACAATCGTCAATTCAGATAAGGACTGTTACAATCTCATCCCTATAGAAATACGATCAGACAATAGCACAGAAAAACTCTTTCTTACAAATAATAAAATAATAAGAAAAACGGCGTCAAAAGTTGACTGCAGCAACGCAAGATACAATAGCTACATAATAATTAATGAAACTCACGCTATTGAGAGAAAATCGATCAATTCTAAGGTCAACATTTCAGTAGTAAACAAAAGAAGACTAATGATCAAAATCAATAATCAAGACAACAACTGGACTAAACTTAATTTCAACCACTTTAAGGGATTAATGGAGTCAATAAAAGTAGAAGATTTCGAATCAAATAAGTTAATATCAGAAAACGGAAGATATTTTTATCCACAGCTAGAATATGAGCATTCGCTTAATTTTCAATCACATGCAAAAGAAGTTTATTCGAACGTACATAATTACTTTAGTAGAATAAAATCGATTATCCTAACAACGTTCATAATTATTATTGCATCAATAACAATCGTTATTTCTATAATAATTACTATAAAATGCAAAAATCTATGTAAGCCAAGATTTAGAACAAAAATGATACCAAGCACAAGTGGGAACTTTGAAATGAAAAGTTTAAATTCAAGACAGGTTAACTTAGTGAAAGGATTCTTACCAGAGAAAAAATCCAAACAAGTCAACCAAATTAATCTTCAAAAATCAACTGAAAAATCAACGGAATCACTTGATTCAACTACAAAAAAAATTATTAGTGATTTCAAAAATAGAAGATTTTATTGAAAAAAAAAAAAATAATAAATTTTCCAATTATACAATTTTTTTTTTAGACCCGGAGGTACTGTTACATACAGCATCTACGACTATTAGTTAGTAACAAGATTGAACTTTGTCAATCACGTTGTAAACGAATGTTTAGAATAAATATAGTTAAATAGAAAAGTTTAAATTATATTTATTCAAGATTCATATCTTAATCCTTTTTCATTTAATAATTATAAAGTTATTTATTTAGAATTAAACTTGAAAATAAGGAAAGTTTAATTGTTATAAAATTGAATATTTACTTAACGTTTAGAATTTTAAATTTTAGAAAATTCAAAACCAATGCTTAACAATTAGTATAAATACTTATAGAAATTTATTACTTATTATTCAGAATTTTAGTAAAATAAAGTTATTATAAAAA